CGGTTGCGGTTGCGAAGGCGGTACGCCTGCCGTTCCGTAACGCTATCGATGGATTCCATGTATGTATCTCGTTGTTATCGGATGTTCGTCATGACGACGCCAGCGTCGAGGTCCTCGATCTGGTAGTCGTGGCGGGCCCGCAGCGCGTACCGAGCGAAGAGGTCCCGCTCGAGCGTCTCGTCGCTGTTTTGGACCACGTCGATCTCGACGTCGCGGCGCAGTGCCCAGATGAGGTTCTCCGGCGGGGTGAACAGTCCCTTGTCATCCGGGAAGCCGTGGGCGCCGACGATCGTATAGTCGAACGGCGTGAGCTCGGAATTGCCCATCAGCACCGCGTCTCCAAGCCCCGACTCCTTGTCGGTGAGGTAGCCCTTGTACCGCTGAACGTTATCCCGGCTCGTCATGAACACCGGGTCGACACCGTCGCGGCGGTACTTTGCAGCGAGGCTGAGGATAGTTTCGTCGAACAGCGTCGTATTGACGCCGCCGGCGCCGTGGTCGTAGGACGTCATTGACGAGTTACCGTCGATGCGGTCCGAGGAGTCCTGTCCCTCCGCGATGGCGAGCCAGCCGTCCTGGATGCCGAAGAACGAGTCGGCGCCGGTGAAGTACGTCGACGGATTGTACTCGTGGCCTGCGACGCCGAGCTCCTGGGCGTCGGCGGCGAACTGCCGCTCGAACTTATCGAGTAGGATATCGGCGACATCGTCGACGGTGTCCTCGACCGACTCCTGCGTCAGCTCGAACGGGATGACCGTCTTCTTGACGTCGAGGTCAACCTGACCGGTCTCGGCCGTCTCGAAGTCGTCCTCGACAGAGTCACCCTCTGGAACCTCCTGCATGAGGCGCTCACCGACCCCGATCTGCGGGATGGCCTGCTGTTCGTACTCTAGCGCCTCGGTGCGGACCAGCGACAGCAGTTCCGCGTTCTCTTGGACCTGCTGGAAGAACTCCTCGAACAGGCGTCGCGGGAACTGGCCGCCCGACAGGTCGCCCTCGGAGTCGATGGTGTCTTTCTGCATCGCGCGGGTATTCTGCTCACGTGCGCTGTTGACAGACATCTCAGATGCCTCCCGTCTTGCCGCCGACCAGCTGTCGTTTGAACTTCTCCGTCTCGTCCATCTCGTCGTCGTCCGCCGTCTTCTCCGTGCCGTCCAGCTGCTGGCTGTAGCCGGACTGCTTGCTGATGGTCTCGACGCGCTCGTCGAGGTCCTCGACCTTCTCCGCGAGGTTCTGGGCCCACTCGGGGGCGTCGTCCATCGCCTTCTCGGTGTTGTCGCCCTCCAGGTCGGCGACGCGGTTCTCTATCGATTCGACCTTCTCGGTGAGCGAGTCCGCCCACACGGGCGGCTCGTCTTTGGTGGTGTCGTCGTCAGTCATCGTGTCGTCCGCCGTCTCGCCGGCGGAGGCGTGCTTGTCGTCGTCCATTTCGGCATCCTCGTCATCGTCCTCGGCGTCCTCATCGTCCTCGTTGTCGCCGTCACTCGCCTTCCCATCCAAGGCCTCAGCCCCGGCGGCGTCATCGGTCCCCGCCAGCCACGACTTGAAGCGTCGCCACTTGGTCGCGTCATCCGGTTCATCGTCTGGAGTGCTATCTGTCATAGTTCTGGTAGCCTCGCTGTCCTCCTCGAGTGCGCCGCAGATCTCCCGGGCGTCCGCCTCGGACACCCCGCGCTCCTCCATGATGATCTGGACGCACTCTGCGAAGGTATCGCCGGGCTTGCCGTCGCCGGCCTTCGACCGGACGTCGGTCAGGTACTGGTACAGCCGGCGGGCGTCATCGGGGTCGTGACCTCGCTGGTCGACCAGCAGTTCGACGAACTCCGCTTCGCCGTCAACGTCGTCAAGGATGGCCTTCCCGAGGTCGGCCTTATACCGGGCCCGCGGGACGGCTGGGATGTCCACGTCGGACACCTCGTTGACCGTCCCGGCGAGCAGCTCAGTGCCGCCGGCCTCGCGGTCGGCCTCGACATCATCCGGGATGCGGACATCGTCGGGGAGCGTCTCGTGGTCGGCCGCCCGGCTGATTTCGCCGCCGATGGAGAACCCCTGCAGGACGCCGTCCTCAACGAGCTGCCACAGCTGGTCATCCTCGTAGCGACGGGTCGCAACCCACGTCCCGGTCGGGAAGGTTTCGTCGCCGATCTCCTCGGCCTCGTTGATGACCTCGTTGCGCTCCAGCGTCGCCGCATCATCGGGGAACGCCGAGTGCATGACGCCCGTCTGGACGTCCTCGCTTTGAAACACTTGGACGGCGTCCGGGCGCAGGAAGTCGTGCTGATGGTCGAGCTCACTGGGCACGAGAACGGCGCCCGTTGCTGTCCGTGCGTCTTCGTCGACGGTCTTGATATCAACCGTCTTGCGTAGCTCAGTCATCGTCAGGAGTCCAACCGGGTCTGGGGCTCGGCCCCGGCAGCGTCATCGCGTCCGACTCAGTTCACGGGCAGTCGCTCGTGGTTGTCCGTGATCTCCTCGTACTGATAGTCCAGCCGGATATTGTCGTAGTGATACGACCCATGGCTGGCGGCCTCCTGCAACGCCTCCCACTCCGCCGGCGGGACGTTTAAGTACACGTACAGGGAGTCGACGCCGTCGTCGCGATCGAACCGGATGTACAGTTCACGGTCCTCGTGGTCGTAGAGCCCCTGGTCGAGATTTGAAGAGTCGAACTGCTGGGTGTCGACCTCCTGCTTATTCGCCAGCTCGAGGCCCGCACGCTCGCCGGCGCGGTTCTTCGGCGGCGGCAAGTAGCTTGGCTGGGTCTGCTCGGCATCCTCGTCCGGCGTTGACGCCGCCTCGTCGCCACCGTCACCGCCCGTGAACTCCGCCTCGAACTCTTGGAGCGTCAGCTCGCCGAGTTCGTCATCGTCGAGCGGGTCGAGGCCGAGTTCCTCGCGAGCCTCGTTGACCGTCCCCACGCCGGCGAGCCGCATAGCTCGGACGCGTTGCTCGGACAGCTTAGCCTCCTGTTCGGGCCGCTCGGCGCCCCGCAACTCGAACGCCGGCGTCCAGTCGGTGACCCCCAGCGCCTGCTGATGGAGGATCTGGTACAGTCGCTCGTCGAACTTATGCTGCTCCGGCTCAATGACCTCGGTGGCGAACTGGTGGTCTTGGGTTTCTGAGTTTGAGCGGTTCGCCGAGTCGGTCACTCCGATTTTGATGGGCGGCACCTCGTGAGCCTTGGCGATGTCGTGCTCGTTCTTCTCCCGAAAGGCCTCGAAACTCATCTCCTCGCTGATGCCCTGCGATATTGGCTCCAGCTCGATCTCGACGTCCTCGTCGAGCCCGGACTGGAACTTCTCGACCTCGAGCACGACCGTCCGATGGCTCTCCTCGCGGAGATTGTGCAGCATCTTCCGGAGGTCCTGCTTGGATTGCTCGGTCAGCTCGCCGCCGGTGACCTTGATCGCCATCCGCGGGATGGTGTCATTGTCGAAAAACTCGCGGTTGTAGTCCTTCGCCGCCTCGTCGGCAGTGATGGTCCGCAGGCTGGATATCCAGTCCGGGATGCCGTAGTGCAGCGTCAACGGACTCGGGTTCCGGACGAAGATGAGTTCGTTCGCCGGCTCGGTTTTCAGGGACTCGGCACTGCCCTCGACGACGTCGCCCGTCTGCGCGTCGACGAACGTCGAGGGGTCTGCGTAGCGGTCGCCCGCCTCGCCGAAGTACCGCTTTCGGCCTTGTCGGACCTGGACGTAACCGCGGATGTCCCGGTCGCCGTCGGTCCCGACCGGCAGTTCGTTGCCCTCGCCGCGCTGGGGGTCGACAGTCGGCGGCTTTCGGACCCGGACTGTGTTCGCCGGGACATGGGCGAGACCCGTCGGGTCGCCGGCGTTATTGACGAGGATTTCCAGACAGCCCCAACCGATGGCGTGGTAGTCCTGTCGGGCCAACTCAAGGACCTCGGTGGGCGTCGTCGGCTCAGCCGACTGTCGCGGGCCCGTCTGCCAGTTCGACTCGGGGGCGCGCCAGAATGCCTCAGCGGTCGCCTTCTGGTCGTCGCTGGCGGCCTCCTCGCCGTCAACGCTGTCGTGCGGCATTAGATCGAACCCGAAGCCCACCTCGTACCGGGCCTTCTTTCGGACGGCCGCGGCGTGGGTCTCGTTGAGTTCGAGGAATGCCGCCAGTCGATCAGGATTGTACGGCGGCTGGAGGCCAAGCCCGGAGCGAGCTCGGATACGGCGCTCCTCGAGCTGGGTGGACTCCTCGGCCTTCTCAAGGTCGGCGTTGGTTGGGGCGAGCGTGTCGACTTGGACGGTGACTTCTTGGGAGTCGTCGTCGGTGCTCATTTCGTCACCTGCTCGCGGTCACACGACCCACAGACGCCGCGGGCCTTCTGGCGGGGTGTCCGGAGGTCGGTACCGCACTGCCGGCAGGTCTCGTTGTCTCGTTTCATAGGTAGGAGATGCCGCCGTTATCCTGGTCGTTCTCGACGCCGAGTTGCCCGCTGCCCTCGAGACGGCGGATGCCCTGCTCGGCCATGTACCAGGCCGCGATCAGGTCCGGCGTGTGACCCGAGAGTTTGCCGTCCTTGAGTTCCAGCGAGAGGGCTGCTTGGACCCAGTCCTCCGTGCCGTCGTGACCACGGTACAGTTGCAGCCCGCCGTTCTCGACGAGCGACCGGAGGCGGGGGATGCCGTTCTCCCAACTGTGTTTCTTCCCGCTGGTCGGGATCCCCACGATCTTCGCACGAAGACTGGCCGAGAACTCGATGGCATCGTTGACCACGTACTGCTGGATTCCATTCGACTCAACCACCATGACCGCCGGGTCGTAACGCTCGTCGAGATCCGCGAGCGTGGCCTTCACTTGCGACGGGGGCATCCCCTTCGTTGCTTGGGCGTCCAGCAGCGTCCGCCGGCCATCGCGACCGACCTTCCACGCCGTGAACGCGATGTTGTCGCCGGTCGGGGACTGGGCGGGGTCCAGCGCAACGATCGTCGCCTCGCCGGCACCGGGCTGAAGTTGTCGCGGCGGCTCTCGGTCACGGATCGAACAGCCGCCGTCGTCGACCAGGCGGTTGATGTCCTGCTCGTCGACAAGGTTCCCGCTGGCGCCGCGAATCGTGAGCGTGTACTCCCGCCAGAACAAGTAGTCGGCTATTTTCGAGCGCTTATTCACGAGCCAGCCGGGGCCTCGAGCCTCGGGCCAGAGCACCTGCATCGTCTCACCCTCTCGCCACGGATTCTCGACATCGCTGTAGTACTCGGAATCGGGGCGCCGGGACTGCCAGTCGTCGTCCTCACGGAATTCCTGATTCCAGATGTCGAGGATCGCGGGAAACTCCCGCAGCGCGTACCCCTCGTACGAGCGGTAGTGATTGTAGAGATCGTTCGGGCGCTTCCGCGTACCGACCAGCACCGTCCTGCCACCCTCTTTAACCATCGGCTGGGCGACGCCGTCGACCCAGTTGATAACCTCCTGCGTGTCGCCGTCACCCTTCTCTTTAATGATGTCGTCGAGGATGAGGAGGTGAGCGCGCGAGCCCTCGATCCCGCCGTTGAGCCACCCGGTCATCAGCGACGATCCGTTCGCAAGCACCTTCGTCTTCTTCGAGTCTTCCTCCCGCGGCTTGTTGAGGTTGATGAGCCACGGGTTTCGCTCGATCATCCGGTTGAACTCCCGGTCGGCCTTCTCGAAGGCCTGCTCCCGGGTGTTCATTGCCCAGATGACGCGGTACCCGTCGAGGTACTCGAGGCAGGCGATCGTAAAGGCCGAGATGACCGTCGTTTTGAGGCCGTCGCGATGACACAAGAGGACGAGGTCGCCGTTGACGTCAGCCTCGCCGGCGAGGTGACGGATCCATTCTGCGTGGTGATCGGCGAGCGGCGACCAGTCGTCGTGTTCGTCGGCCATGTACCCCTGCGTCAGCTTGTTGGCGAAGTCCAGCCAGCACCCGTGCTCGAAAGGGTTGTACGCCGCCCGGAGATCCCGGTCGGACAGCTGGACATCCTGCGTGCTAGTCATCGCGAGCCTCTTGGAGCGTCGCCTCCCGGATCGCGGCTGCCGTCTCGGCGTCGAACGAGACCGTTCGATCGCCATCGACGCTACCACTCAGCTCGAGTTCGTCCGCCGGCGCGATGCC